CCATAGAGGTCGAAAATGAGTGAAAACACCAACCCACAAGGGAGTGTAGACAATTCTGTATCAGGTGCAGCTAATGCATTTATGTCTTTTCTTGAACCACAAGCGGAGGAGGCGCAAGCCCAACCAGAACCTAGTGAGGCAGAGTATTCTGCCGAGTCCGAGGAGCAAGATGTAAGTGCAGAAGAAACTGAAAGCCAAGAAGAAGAAGTAGAGGAACTCCCCAAATACCGAGTTAAAGTCTCTGGTGAAGAAGTGGAAGTTAGCCTTGATGAACTTTTGAATGGTTACAGTAGGACTGCCGATTATCAGAAGAAAACCCAATCTTTAGCGGAACAACGAAAGGCTGTAGAGGCTGATCGAGTAAAGATTGAGGAAGCAGCAAAGACCAGAGAAACCTATGCCCAACGACTCCAAGTCATCGAGCAACTGTTACAACAGCAAAACCAAGGAGAAGATCTGTCTAATCTAAAGGCAGAAGATCCTATTGCTTATGCAGTTGCCATGGCAGAGAAGATGGAACGAGAGAAGCAATTGCAAGCGGTGCAGATGGAAAGACAGCGAGTTCAGCAAGAACAGCAGTCCCACCAGCAAGCACAGTTGCAAAAGCATATCCAAGCAGAACAGGCAAAACTTGTAGAGGCTATCCCAGAGTTTAAGGATGATGTGAAAGCCGAGGTAATCCGTAGAGACATTCGCAATTATGCAAAATCTCAAGGATTTACCGATCAAGAGTTGTCTCAGGTTTACGATAGTCGCGCTGTACTAGCCCTCTATAAAGCAGCACAATACGATAAGTTGATGGCAGGCAAAGGTGTTACTTCTAAGAAAGTAGCCAATGCTCCTAAGACTATTCGACCAGGAACATCTAATCCGCAGAGTTCTGATAATGAAACATTTAAAAAAGAGAGAGCCGTATTACGCCAATCTGGCAATAAAAAAGATGCGGTTCGTTTATTTGAACGATTTTTATAAAGGAATTTAATCATGGCAGCATATGATCGCTACACCGCTATTGGTGCGCGTGAGGATTTAACCGATGTTATTTATGACATCAGCCCTACCGACACCCCAATCATGTCGTCTATTGGTAAAACCAAAGCGACTTCCGTTAACCACGAATGGCAGACTGATGCTCTCGCAGCAGCTACCACTTCCAACGCATTAGTTGAAGGTGCAAGTGCTTCTGAGGCAACAATCACCCCAACCACACGCCTTGGCAACCTTACACAGATCGTTGGTAAGACTGTTATGGTTTCTGGTACTCTCTTGGCTTCTGACCTTGCTGGTCGTAAGTCTGAGATGGCTTATCAGTTGGCTAAGGCTTCTGCTGAGATCAAGCGTGATATTGAGACAATCATTACCGCTAACCAAGCTCAAGCAGCAGGTACATCTGGTTCTGTAGCTCGTAAGATGAGTTCGTTGTTGTCTTTCATTAAGACAAACACAAACAAGTCTGCTGGTACGACTGCTGGTGTTGACCCAACCACAATCGGTGTATCAGTCCGTACCGATGGTACAACTCGTACATTTACTGAGACCATCCTCAAGGATGTTATCAGCAAGGTATTTATTAGTGGTGGCACACCTTCCGTATTGATGGTATCGCCTTCACTCAAGCAGACTGTATCAGGCTTTACTGGCTTGGCTGCACAACGCTATCAAGTACCTACGAATGGTCAAGCAACCATCCTAGCCGGTGCTGATTTATATCAGTCCGACTTTGGTGTATTGCAGATCGTTCCTAACCGCTTTATGCGTACTCGTGATGCCCTCGTACTCGATCCTGAGTATGCAGCATTGGCTTACTTGCGCCCATTCCAGACCAATGATATTGCTAAAGTTGGCGATGCTGACAAGAAGCAAATCTTGGCTGAATTGACCTTGGAAGTTCGCAACGAAGCTGCTCATGGTGGCGCATTCGACTTATCTGCTTGATATTAGGTAGATAATAAGTAGAATAGAGGGTAGACAAAATCTACCCTCTTTTCTATGATCGTTTACATTATGGGAGGTCTGGGCAACCAGATGTTCCAATACGCAGCAGGATACGCAGTAGCTAAAACACTAGGAGAAACCCTAGAGTTAAACACTACTTTTTATCAAGACAACAAAAACAGACAGTATGAACTAGGGGTTTTCCCTATATCGTTTCATGTAACAAATAATGTTGCAGAGCAGATACAGGAAAGACAACATAGTTACCAAGAGATCACCAAATCAGGAATGATGGTGGGATATTGGCAAAGTGAGAAATACTTTGACTTTGTAGAAGATGAGATCCGCAAGGAGTTTTATCTACCCAAGGCAGAGATAGACGATAACATGGTGGCAGTAACAGTCCGTAGGGGCGATTATTTGAGCCTACCAGAGGTTTTCGTACAGTTGGATGAGGCTTACTACAGGGAAGCTAGAAAAAACTTCCCTAACAGCGTTTTTGTGGTTTTCTCCGATGACCCTGAGTGGTGTGCAGAGAACCTAGAATGGGCTGATATGGTCATGCCTTGTAGCAATCCTGTGCAAGATTTAGCGTTGCTTTCTTCCTTTAAAAACCATATCATAGCGAATAGCTCGTATGGTTGGTGGGGTGCTTGGCTTGCTAAAGGAAACAAAGTAGTAGCACCGAAAAAGTGGTTCACCAATGGGCTAGACGATAGCGATATTATTCCTGAAAGGTGGATCAAACTGTGAAGAAATATTTAGAAACTGTAGATGGCGAGATTCGTACAGCATTATCGGATGGCGATGGTGGGATTATTATCCACTCCCAGACCGATTTAACGGATTTTGCAGAGCATACAAAAGCGCAGTACAACAATAATCCTGGCAAAACAGGATGGTCAGGCGAAGTGTTTGACCCAAAGAACAAGATAGCAGAGTTACCACTAGCAATTATTAATGATCTGAACGCTAAAGGCATTATGCGTGGCTTTCATATCCAAGACCTTAAAGCTCTTAAGAAATGGCTAAATGACCCTGAAAACAGGGTATTTAGGACAAGAGGGGGTGAGGTATGAGAATCGCTATTTGTATCCCTGCTAGAGGGCAAATGGAGGTCGCTACAGCGTTTGATTTGGTGGCGATGTGTGCTTATACCATTAAGACTACAAAACACGATATAGACCTGTTTACGAGTGCTGGAACGCTAATATTCGATCAGCGTAATAGCTTGGTAAAAACAGCCCTAGAAATAAAAGCAGACTATCTACTATTTGTAGATGCTGATATGAGGTTTCCAAAAGATACCTTAAAGATTTTAATGGCTCACGATAAAGATATTATCGGGGTCAACGCAACTACACGATCTGAACCTGTCAAACCGACAGCTAAGAACTTTATTGTTAATCAAGATCAATCAGTAGATTGGCTGCCGATCTATTCCAATGCAATGTCAGGAATCAGTAAAGCTGATGGCATTGGATGTGGAGTAATGTTGGTTAAGACCAAAGTGTTTAAAGCAATGGAAGAACCCTACTTCTACTTTGAACAACTTGGTAATAACAAAATACTAGGTGAGGATATTTACTTCTGCATTAAGGCAAAAGACGAAGGATTTGATACTTGGGTAGATCACGATCTATCGAAAGGCATCCGGCACATCGGGCAGTATGTCTATGGCTGGGATAACATCGAAATACCAAAAGAGTAAGAGAGATTATGGCTTATACAAACTTTACCGATCTCAAAGCATCGGTGGCTAACTACTTAGGTCGATCTGACCTAACATCGGTTATCCCCGACTTTATTAGCTTTGCAGAACTACGCATGGCTAGAGATTTACGCACTCGGCAGATGTTACAGTCAGCTACAGCGTTAACAGTAAGCGGTGATGGCAAAGTAGCCCTACCAACAGACTTTTTAGAGATTCGGGATTTGCATATCCAAGGCAACCCAAGATACCCAATTACCTATATGTCTCCTAGTACATTCACTAGGGATGCTCCAGCAGACGAGAGTGGTAAACCAATTTATTACACAATCTTGGCAACTGAGTTTGAGTTAGCACCAAAGCCAGATACAGCGTATACATTGGAGATCCTCTACTATGCTAAACCTACTGTATTGTCTACTGGTAATGCAAGCAATGTATTTCTTGCTAATTATCCAGATGCTCTCCTCTATGCCTCTCTTTTAGAAGCAGAGCCATATCTTATTAACGATGCTAGAAGTCAGACATGGGCAACCCTGTATGACAGAGCAATTAAAAACATATCCGATGCAGATCAAAATGGCGAGTATTCGGGTGTTCCATTACAAATGCGCGTAACCTCACGATAAGGAAATATCATGGCTGAAATGTCAAACTACCTAGAGAATGCACTTATTAATGCAACTCTACGAGCAACAACCTTTACCTCTCCTACAACAGTCTATGTTGGTCTCTATACAGCAGATCCAACCGATGCTGGATCAGGTACAGAGGTAAGCGGTGGATCATATGCTCGCCAATCAGCTACATTTGGTGCGCCTAGTAACGGAGTATCAACTACGACTGCTGATATTACCTTCCCACAATGTACTTCTACATGGGGAACAGTCAGCCACATTGGAATCTTAGATGCACTTACTACCGGCAACCTTTTGTATCACACAGCCCTAGACGCATCCAAGACCATAGAAACAGGTGATTTGTTTAAGATTGCATCAGGAAGCCTCACAGTAACATTGGCGTAATATGCCAGCAGATTACTGTGGCGCGTTCTCGATTGATAGTATCGATCAGTTTGGAACGCTAGAGCAAATACTTGTTTCGTTTGATGATCCAATATGGAACTCACCTAACACTTGTATTCTGTATGGTGATGGATCGGTAACAGCCAACGCTAGTGCATCAGCCAATGGTATTAGAACAAGACAAGGTGCAGGTTCAGTAACAGCAGATGGCACAGTATCAGCAAGCGCAGTAAGAACAAGAACCTCATCAGGCTCTATAACAGCCGATTGCACAGTAACTGCTAATGGTTTTGCAATCCGTAGTGGATCAGGCTCAGTCGTAGCACAAGGAACAGTAAGTGCAGAATCAATCAGAATTAGAACAAGCTCTGGATCTGTTAGCTGTGTGGCAACGATCCTCGCTAATGGATCTGGAATATTTAGTGGATCAGGTGCTGTCAGCGCAACAGGTGCAGTATCGGCAGTCGCTATTAGGACTAGAACAGGCTCTGGCTCTATTTCAGCCACAGGCACAGCAGTCGCAGAAGGACTTAGAGTAAGACTAGGCACAGGCAGTATCTCAGCCACAGCTACATTTACGGCTGTAGGTGGTGTAGAGTTTGTAGGCACAGGTTCAATACAATGCTTTGCAACAGTAACAATTAATGCTAATACTATATTTAGTGCAAACGCAACAATAAATGGAATTGCTTTAGTAAATTGCTTTGGTCGCATATTAGGCGATAATTGGTCAGACGAAACAGTAGGATCAGAGTCTTGGACAGGCATATCAGCAAGCACTACAACATGGACAGTAGAGACAGCAGGATCAGAGACTTGGACAGGAATAACACCAATAGTAACAACTTGGTCAAATATATCTAGCGGAAACTCACAATGGCAATAAGCAGAATCACATTCGGAGAATGGACACCAGATCAGCCAGGTATTACTAATGGTCTAAGACGAGCAGAGAATGTTTACTCTAAAC